TACACCTCTCGTTACACCCGTTAAAGTGTTTGTAGATACACCAGTGTAAGATATCTCCTCTGTTCCTATCTTTATAAAATTAGTTCCTGTGCTTGGAAATAAACTAGCGTCAGTTAATACAATTGTAGTCGTAGAGTCATTTATAGCCCCGTTTAGAGTTGTTGTAGTGGCTCCGGCTACTTCACCACCCCAAGAGCCTAGACCCCACCCAAAACCTCTCTCTTGGACAGCAGAGCCTACAGGATAGTAGTGTTGTACTCTTATACCACCAGATGTAGTAGCTCCTGAGCCTGTTTCGTTTGAGGGCATTGTTATAGTTAAAGTTGTAGTTGTTGGTGTTGTAGTCACCATAAATTTCTTGTCATCAAAATCAGACGCACCAAAATTAGAATCTGTAATCGTAGAAAAATTATCTAATAGTATAATATCTCCAGGATCAATACCGTGACCTGATGAGAAAGTTAATGTAACAACTGCTGATCCATTAGTTGTACTAAATGCACTTGTGAGTGTAGTTGTAGTTTTAATAGGGTGTATGTCATAGAATATACCTCCTGAATATGCATATAAAATTCTGTTAGTTCCTATGATCGCATACTTTCTACCTAAACTATTTACGAAATGATGAAGACCTCTACCAGCTCCGGTTAGATGATCTGTTCCTAATTGATTCCAACCACCAATTTTTTCAGGACTACCATATCTAAAACGAACATTATCACAATCTATCCACTGCCCTTCAGCAGTAGTAGCTGTAATTTGTTTGTTGATTCCAGGTGCAAATCCTATTTTTTGTAGCATGCTGTGTTATCCTATTTAGACGACAGGATTATATAGTATAATTTTTTTGATTTAAAGCCTATTTTTTAGGCGACTCTGATGAATCATAGGACTGTATTTGTTTAGTTTTATCATCAAATCTTTCATGCCAGTCGCTGACCATTTTAACTAACATATTTGAAAAGTGTTTTAAACCAACAGAATCAAATATTATTTTACCCTTTAAAAATAAAGACCATCTCTCTTTCCAAGAGAACTCTATATCACAAGATCCATCTTCTTTTTGTCTAAATATCATACTGCAGGTGCTCCATAAAAAGGTCTTTTATCTCTGACCTGATCTTTATAGGGTCCGTTTTTATTAACATAATGTAAGAATACCTGAGCCTGCCAATCTCCTTCAAACTCTTTTCTAGAGTGTGTTATCTCACAACCCTTATATATTACAGCTTGTCCTGGTTTTAAATTTATAGATTTTTTATCCATGTAGATAGGCCAAGGGGTTCCACAAGAACCTATGCAAACGGTGACACTATATTCACAAGCTGGTCTATCTTTATGGGCTGGTAAATCTGCAAACTTAGTATACATTCTCCAAAAAGAATAAGTTGGAAGTAATTCAAGACCTGTTTCTTTTTGCATAAGATTAATTTTGTTTAACATTAAAGACTCCATCAAGTAATCCCCATAAAAATGAGAGTCCATGGTTTTACTTTGTTGGCCTACACCAGCGAACTCAGTAAAATTAAACCTATGTTTTAATCTACAATAATCAGTAAGAAGTTTTGTTTCTTCTTGTGTTAAGAATTTTTCAACTATGCAATATTTTTTATTTTTTAAAGAGCCCATCCTACCACCGAATATCTTGTACCTTTTGTTATTGGTTTTACACCATGAGGAAATAAAAAATTACTTGGCCATATTATTAGTCTGTTAGGTCTAACTGGAACTAATAACTCTCCTGTTGTGTCTGGATTTGCAAAACCAAGTTCTCCACCCTCATAGTCATTATTACATAATAATATCATACTCATTGTTCTAGGTTGAGTAGCAAAATGATCTACATGAAAATCATAATGTCCACCTACTTCGTATTTTAAAGCCTCTATTGTAGTAATTCTTGCCGTAGACAGATCTGCTATTTTTAAATCCATTTTATATTGTTCAATGGCTTTGCTAAAAATATTATTTAATACGTTGCACCAATGAGCCTCTGTCAAACTTTTTCCAAAATTAACTAATGGTTTGGTTTCAACATTTCTTATGTTCTCGTGTAGTTCACCCTCTGGATTCTGCCTGGTTCCACCAACTAACCCAGGATTAAATTTACAAGTATTAAACCATCTTATCATATTTCCAACTACCATTGCTGGTAAAACATTGTCATAAACTTTAATATAATCTCTTAACTCCATAATTTTTTCTTCCAAAACCGTTCTTTGTATGCTCTTAAAAGTTGAGCGTTATATGTTAATATTTTTTTCCATACAGTTTTTGTATCTCGTGTTTTTATTTTCATCTCCCAATTATCTCTCTTAAAAGGTATAACCTGAACATAAGGTGTTCCTCTTTTAATAACAGTTTCTAATGTTTCATATTTATAGCCATTAAATACAAATGGAAAATTAATCTCCAAATCCCAAACGTCAGTGTCCACAATACCGGGAATTATGTCAAACCTATCATCACAATTATTTAATGGTGGTACAAATAGACAAGAATATCCAGGAGGTGTTTTTATCAACCAAGGGTTTAATATTTTCATAAAAGGAAAATTTTTATTTCTTTCAATCATTTTAGCACCCTCTAATTGATAGGTGTCGTGATGTTGCCTATTGTCAGAATTTAAATTTATATGTTTTGCAGATATTACATCTTGGTAGCCTTTCATCCCATAAGAATATCTTATGTCTTTTCTAGGTTTATTTGTTTTTTCATCTTTAATGATTTCACCTGTTTCTGGATGAGTTTGGTCTACATTAAATTCTACGTATAAATCTTGTGGCATTTTTAAAACATAACCTGTGGTTAAAGTATCTAAAAAAGGCATACAGCCTTTAATAGTTCTTGTTTTTAAATTATGATCTAATTTTTTATACCAATCGGGTATATGTAGTTTAATAGGTTCAGGTTTTTCCAAGTCTGTGTAAGAATATTGTTCATTACATATAAACTCTATTTGCTTTCTAAACATGAAAGATAATATACGTATTTTTATTTATAAGTAAAGTGTTAAGTTCTAGGGTTAGGTAGCTCGAATGCGGGATTTCTAGGAGTCCCACCTGCATCTTCTACTAATTGTGCCGGTGTTTTAGTGCACTCAGGGAAAGTTAAGTTTAAAGCATCTAAGTTTATATTTTGTAAAAGTGTTTTATACGATTCCCAAATTGATTTATCTGGGTGATTTGGTCTGTATTGTATCCAGTCAGTAATCATTTCTATTTCACCATCAATTGATTCTTGTAATAATTCTTTAGTTTCTCTACCAGCCTCATTTGAGTTGCTGTCATCAGCATCTTCTGTAATTTGATAAGAGTCGTTGTTATACCAATCAAAAGTATGTGTGGATCTTAGTAAACCTGCAAACTCAGCGTCTGTTATTTCAACGTGCTTATAAGCTACTAAAGCATTACCACCCATAATAGCTAATTTTTCTGCGTCTCCACCATCAACTATTTTACATAGCGTTCCACCTTGATTGTTAGCGTCTGCGATACAAATTGCCCATTTTGCCATGATTAACTTCCTGAATTTTCGTAAACTAAAATTGCTCCAGCTTGACCTTTACCGTTGAAACCACCGTGTGGGTTTCCTTTAGTTGATCCCATACCCATGAAACGAACACCTGAATCAACTACTCTAGGATTTCCATTACCTGTAGATGGATCTTTAGTGTAAGGTAATGGGAATAAACCCATTCCAAAAGTACTATTATTAAAACCAGGTCCAGTGCTGTAGTTATAGTCACCGCCTGTGTTAGATTGATACTGCATATTTGTTAAAGTTCCTATAGGTCCTGCTTGGGCATTACCAACGTTTCCAATAGAATTTTGTTGGCCTCCGCCGCCACCGTTTGACGTTCCTATATTTGTTAAATTAGTTGCAGTTCCACCACTGCCTGAATTTATACCACTATTTCCACCTTCGCCGATTGTATATGGTCCAGAAAAAGGTGGACTAATTGGAGCTGTAAAATATCCATAACCACCAGGACCGCCGTGTCTGTTGTTTGGTGCTCTTCCACCACCTCCAGCACCTAATAGATAGGCACCAACAAAGTTAGCATTATTTCCTGCAGTGTATGTTCCAGTTCCTGGACCATACTCTTGAAAAGTGGGAACCATATTTCCACCACCTGCAGTTCCAGATGAAGCAGAAAAAACTCTACCTGAAGAGTCAATACTTAAAGATGCTAGTGTGAATGCACCTGTCGCTGGTTTAATTATTTTTGGCATTTAAGTCCTCCATTAATCTACTAATTCAACATACGAAACGTGATAATCTAAATCATTAGCTGCACCTGCTGTTACAGCTATCAAATCAGTTTCGTCTAAATAAATCGGAGTATCAATAAGGCTTAAAGTTGAGTCTGCTGGAACGGAAACTGTACTTAAAATTTTAAAGTAAGTTGAACCGTTATCGTTACTGATTTCTACAGTAGCATCAACAGCGTTTGTCCCATCATCGTTTGCTAAAAGTATAGTGTCGATTCTAACTGCAGTGTCTGCAGGAACATCGATCATAGTTGTTCTGTTAGTATCGCCCAAAGTACCCATGGCGTTTTTGGGTGTGATTGTTGCTATATTAACTAGATTTGGTGTAGCCATATTTTTCTCCTATTTGTTTTCTATCCGAAAACCATGGAAAAGACAATACCTTTTCCATCAGTTGTTATTTTTTGTGTTGAACTAGTGCCATTAGCATTAGTTAATTTACCAACTCCTGAGCCTTTTGGCACCAAAGTAAGGTCAATATTAGTATCTCCACCAACAGCTGAAATAGTAGGACTATTGCCCGTTGCAGCGTTAGTTATATCAAAATGGTTAACTGCAGAGGCTGTTGTTTGAAATTGTAATTGTTCGTTACCGTTTTCGTCTCTAATCCCATGATCATCATCAAAATCAATCATGAAAGAATTAGTGTCTAAATTACCACCTAATTGTGGAGTTGTGTCATCTACGACATCGCCTCCAAATTCAACAGCAACAATATTAGGATTAGTGCCATCATCTGCTTTAGCATACGCTAAAATAGTTTTACCACTTGAAATAGTTGCACTAGTTCCTGATCCTGTAACATATTTAAATACTACGTTTTGAGAACCAGAAGTTCCATTTTTTAAAAGATAAAGTTGTTGCACATCTAAAGGTATTGTTACGTTTCTAGATGCAGTTAAAGATCCTGTAAATTCTATTACTCTGTGTGCAAGAGTTGCACCAGTTGAACCATCAGAAACTGATAAAGTTGTATCTCCAGAATCTGACACAGCTTGTGAAGTTGTTCCACCAGCTAATTGTTCAATAATTTCTAAGTTAGTATTAGTCTTCGTACCCCAAGTACCGGCGTTTTCACCTGTTGCTTGTTTTTCTATACCCAAAGGGGTGTATGTTGATGCCATATTTTTCTCCTATGCTACGTCACTATAACTTGTATTAGATCCAGTTGCAACATCAGAATAACTATCATCCGATCCATTGGAAACGTTGCTATAAGAAGCATTCGATCCTGTGCTTGGAGTAGAATAACTATTATTCGATCCAGTTGATGGTGTACTATAAGTATTATTTGAGCCGGTGTCAACATTTCCGTAAATAGGAATTGTTGTTATATTTCCTAGTCTTAAAGTGCTAGAGAGACCCTCTAAACCTATTATATCAGCGGGAGTTATTGATCCTACAGCAGAGGATATAGATTGTCCTGATACTCCTATAACATCTGCAGGCGATATTGATCCCACCGACATTGTAGAAGATATACCTGTGGGTATAACTATAGGATTAGATGTCACTACGGTAGACCCTAAAGAAGATGAAATAGATTGAGATCCTAAACCTACAATTTGATCTGATATTGTAGCAAAAGATCCAACGGATGACGTTATAGATTGTCCTGATATTCCTACTACATCAGCAGCTGTTAAAGAACCAACACTAAATGTAGATTCTTGACCAGTTAGTCCCATTACATCTGCAGGAGCTATAGAACCAACGCTAGGTGTAGCCTCTTGACCAGTTAGCCCCATAACATCTGCAGGACTTATTGATCCAACACTAAAGCTAGAACTTACACCTGTAGGAGTTACTAGGTTATTTACAGATGAACCATAAGGTTCTTCACCCCATCCATTTCTACCCCAACCAACTAAGGTTCCAACACTTGTTATCTCACCTAAAGTCGATGTTATTTCACCAGGTGAAGATATACCAATTACATCTGCTGGAGAAATTTCTCCAAGTGATGAAGTTATAGATTGACCTGTTAATTCTACTTGCTGAATATCGCCTGCATCAACAGTTCCTAAAGATGATGATATAGATATTCCACCAACCTCTACAGTGTAAGCGACACCCCATCCTGAATTACCCCATGCTTGTCTACCCCAACCAGCAAAGTTAAATCCGTCAGCATTTCCAAGAGAGGAAGTTATAGAGAATCCTGTTGGAGAAACTATGGTTTCTGCATCAGCTGTTGCACTTCCTTGTAGTGCATCTATTTGTTGAGGCATTGTAACATCTACAGGTATTATTTGTGAAGCTGTAACACTTCCAACTGAAGATGTTATTGATTGACCAGATGGTTCAACAGAGTATTCAACTCCCCATCCAGAGTTACCCCAAGTTTGTCTTCCCCAACCTTCAACGTTAAAAGCTGATTCATCTCCTAATTCAGAGGTTATAGAAAGACCTGTTAAAGAAACAGCTACTACTTCAGATTGCCATGTATTGGCTCCCCAAGTGTTATTGCCCCAGGTTGATGCCATAAGGAAGGCCTCCTTATGCTAGTCTTATGATCGCGTTAGAAGCGTCTGCTGTAGGAAATTGAATAGTGAAAGTTCCACTACTTACAGTTTTATCAGCACCAAATGCAATCACCGCAATTCTCATTCTTT